TGAGAGGAGGCCCGCTCATGGCACGCGGCACGATGCACGCCCCGAAGCCCGACGGTGAACGCCGTCGACGCAATGCGCCCTCTCACGGCGAGTCCGTCCTCACCCCGGACGGCCAGCTCCGCGGCCCTGAGCTCGCAGGCACCTACGCCGCCGAGACGAAGGCCTGGCACGAGACCTGGAGGCGCTCGCCACAGGCGCAGCTCTTCCAGGACACCGACTGGAGCCGCCTCGCGCTCCTCGCCCCGATCGTCGAGGCCTACTTCCGCCGGCCCACCGCCGCGGCGCTCTCCGAAATCCGCATGAACGAGGAGCGCCTCGGCGCGACCGTCGTCGACCGCATGCGCGCCCGCATCCGAATCGCCGAGCCCGAGCTCGACGACGCCCCAACCGGCCCCGTCGGCTCCAACGTGACCCCGATCACCGCCCGGCGCGACTCGATTCGAGCGCGCCTCGCGGCCGACCCCGAGCCCGAGCCCGAGCTCGCCGAGCTCCCCACGGCGAGCGATCCCGCCCCGTTCTAGTCGCGAGGGCGCCTCCCGAGAGGAGCCCTCATGGCCGACCACCTGCCCGGTGCCAGCTTCTACCGCGCTGTCCTGTCCGTCCCGCCCTTCCCGACCGACGGCAGCGTGAAGACGCTCGGCTACGACGTCATCGAGTGGGTCGAGGGCTACCTCCTCCAGCCCGACGGCTACGACGCCGGCGAGCCCTTCCGCTTCTCGCGCGAGCAAATGACCTTCGTCCTTTGGTGGTACGCCCTCGACTCCGTCGGCGTGTTCCGCTACCGCCGCGCGATCCTCCGCCGCGCGAAGGGCTGGGGCAAGTCGCCCTTCCTAGGCGCCCTCGCCCTCGCCGAGCTCTGCGGTCCCGTCCGCTTCGGCGGCTGGCAGCCCGACGGCGAGCCCCGCGCGATCCCCCACCCAATGCCGTGGGTCGTCATCGCCGGCGTCTCCGAGACGCAGACGAAGAACACCCTCGACGCGATCCGCAGCATGGCCGAGGACTCCCTCCTCGTCGATGACTACGGCCTCGACGTCGGCATGACCCGCCTCCTCGTCCCCGGCTGCGGCCAGCTCGTCCCCGTGACCGCCTCGGCGAGCACGCAAGAGGGCGCCCGGCCGACGTTCGCGATCCTCGACGAGACGCACCACTGGACCGCCTCCAACGGCGGCCACAAGCTCGCGAAGGTGATCCGGCGGAACCTCGGCAAGGTCGACGGCCGCTCGATCGAGACGACGAACGCGCACGAGCCCGGCCAGGAGTCGACCGCCGAGAAGAGCTACAACGCCTGGCGCGCGATCGAGGAAGGCCGCTCCCGTGCGGACGGCATTCTCTACGACGCCCGCGAGGCGCCGGCGGAGATCGACCTCGCCGACGAGAACGCCGTCCGCGAGGGCCTGCGCTGCGCCTACGGCGACTCGCATTGGGTCAACCTCGACCGCATCCTCGCCGAGGTCTACGACCCCGACACGCCTCCCGAGGAGGCTCGGCGCTTCTACCTGAATCAGATCGTCGCCGCCGCCGACGCATGGGTCGCCCCTCACGAGTGGCGCAAGAATCACCGCCCCGAGCTCGCGCCGCTGAAGCACGGCGAGCCAGGCTCGAAGGCGAAGCGCGGCGACATGGTGACGCTCGGCTTCGACGGCTCCCTCACCGACGACTCGACGGCGCTCGTCGCCTGCCGCGTCGACGACGGCGCCGCCTTCCTCCTCGCCATTTGGGAGAAGCCCGAGGGCCCGCAGGGGCAGGGCTGGGAGGTCCCGAAGGACCAAGTCCGCGACGCCGTCGCGCACGCCTTCTCGACTCTCGACGTCGTCGCGTTCTTCTCCGACGTCGCCTATTGGGAGACCGACGTCGACGCCTGGCGCGACGAGTACGCCGAGCGCCTCCTCGTGAAGGCGACCACCCGGCACGCCGTCGCGTGGGATATGCGCGGTCACCAGCAGGAGACCGTGCGCGGTGTCGAGGCGCTGCACCGCGCGATCACCGACGGCGAGCTCCCCTGGAGCGAGCACGACCTCATGGCTGGCCCCGCCCGAGGGCGCGACGCCGCGGCGATCCTGACCCGCCACGTCGAGAACGCCCGCCGGCGCCCGAACCGCTGGGGCGTCGGCTTCGGCAAGGAGACCCGCGAGTCCCCGAAGAAGGTCGACGCCCTCGCCTCCCTGATCCTCGCCCGCATGGCCCGGACACGAGTCCTCGCCGACGGCGGCCTGAAGAAGCGACGCAAGCCTCGCGGCCGTGTCGCCGGTTTCTGACCGCACCCCGACCCCTGGAGACACATTGGCCCTCGACGCAGCACTCGCCGAGCGCCTGGACTCCGAGCTCCGACGCGACCTCGCACGCGACGGCCGCCTCGGCAAGGTCCGGCGCTACCTGAACGGCGACCACGACATGCCCTACATGCCTCGCGGCGCCCGGCAGGAGTACCGCCACCTCGCGAAGCGCAGCATCACGAATTGGACGCCGCTCCTGTCGTCCACCTACACCCGCGGCCTCTTCGTCGACGGCTACCGCCCCGCGCGGGCCGCCGACAACGCCGCCCCCTGGAGCTACTGGCAGGCGAACCGCCTCGACGCGCGGCAGAACATCGCCCACCGCGGCGCGCTGGAGTACGGCACGAGCTATACGTGCGTCCTCCCCGGCACGCTCCAGACGAAGCGCGTCCCCGTCATGCAGCCGCTCTCGCCGCTGCGGTCGGCGGCCTGGTATCAGGACCCCGACGACGAATACCCCGAGATCGGCTACCGAGCGAAGGGCACGACGGCCGACGGCACCCGCCTGATCGAGCTCCTCGACCGAGACAGCCTTTACACCTTCGCCCGGCCGAAGGACGCCGACCGCTGGACCCTGTCCCGCAGCGACGAGCACGGCCTCGGCGTGACGCCCTTCGTCCGCTTCCGCGATCGGCTGGACGACGAGAGCGTGGGCGTCATCGCGCCGGCGATCACCCTCCAGGACCGTGTAAACGAGGTCGTCTTCTCGACCCTGATCGCCCTGCAATATGCCAGCTTCCGCCAGCGCTGGGCGACCGGCCTCGCGATCCCGACGGAGCCCGTCACCGGGCCCGACGGCGAGGAGACCGGCGAGGAGGTCCCCGTCGAGCCCTTCGAGGCCGCGGTGAATCGCCTGTGGGTCTCCGAGGACTCCGAGACCAAATTCGGCGACTTCGCACAGACCGAGCTCTCCGGTCATATGTCGGCGTACGAGTCGACCGTGAAGACGCTCGCGGCGACCGCCGAGCTCTCGCCCGTCGTGATGATGGGCGACCTCGTCAACATCGGCGCCGACGCGCTGGCAGCCCTCCAGGACGGCCAGCAGCGCCGCACGAGCGAGTACGAGACCAACTTCGGCGAGAGCTGGGAGTCGGCCTTCCGCCTCGCCGCGCACGCAGCCGGCGACCCGATCGGCGCCGCTGACACAGCCGCTCAGGTCCGGTGGCGCGACACCGAGGCACGCTCGCTCGCCTCGACCGTGGACGCCCTCGGGAAGATCGCGACGATGCTCTCCGTGCCCGTCGAAGCGCTCTGGGAGAAGATCCCCGGCGTCACCGACCAGGACGTCACCTATTGGAAGACGCTCCGGCAGACGGACCCCCTCGCGGACATGGTCGCCGAAATCAGCCGACAGGGCGCCGCCGCTGAGGCCGCGCTCGCCCCGCCCGCCTCCGTCGCTGACCCCGCGGAGGCCGCCGCCTAGGAGGTGCCCTCGTGGACGATCTCGACCTCATCGCCCGCGCCCACATGGCGCAGCAGGTCCGCGAGGTCGCGCAGACGCAGGCGACCCTGGCCCGGCTCTGGGACCTGACGCTCGACCCGTCGGATATCGACGGGTCGTTCGCCCGCTTCCAGGGCCGGGCCTCGGCCCTAATCAAGGCAGCGCGAGGACGCGGCGAGCTGACAGCGCAGCAGTATTACCAGGCACAGAAGCTCCTCGCCGGCTTCGAGACCGCCGCCCCGCTCGTCGACATGCAGCCCGACGGCGCGCGCGCGAACCGCAACGCCCTGCACGCGACCAGCGTCGCGAAGGCGAAGGCGGCGATCGCCCGCGGTGAGAACCCCGACGTCGCCCTCGAAGCGGCCAAAGCGGCGATGCTCCGCTCGGCGAAGCGTCGCATCCTCGAAGCCCCGCGGAAGCGCCTCATCGCGCTCTCCGACGAGGACGACGACGCCCTCGGCTGGGCCCGGGTCTCCGACGCGAGCCCGTGCTATTTCTGCGCGATGCTCGTCTCCCGCGGCCCGGTCTACACCGGCGTCACCGCCAAGTTCCGGGCGCATGACGGCTGCGGCTGTTCCGCCCGCCCTGTGATGAAGGGCGACCGCTCCGGCGGCTGGAGCGAGGACGCCCGGGCGCTCCGGAAGCTCTGGGACGACCCCGGCGAGTACGGCGGCGAGCCCGGCTCCGGCTTCGACTGGCGCTCCGCCTACAACCGCGCCCGGACCGATCCGAAGTCCGCCCTCAACGCCGCGACGGCTAACACGCTCACCCTCGCGGCCTGACTGAGAGGAGGCCGCATGGCCCTCTACCCCGTAGGCATCTCGTCGTACGGCGAGCACCGCGGCAAGATGCAGCACGTCACGAGCGCCAATGATGCTGCGCAGGTTCGCGCGCTGATCGCCGAATCCCGAGGCGTCTTCGCGAACGGCGCCGTCCTGAGCGTGAACGAGGGAGTCCGCTCCCGAACCGACCAGGCCGCAAAGCTCGCCGCCTGGCGCCGCTACCAGAATGGCGGCCCGTGGGCCCCGCTCGCCGCGAGCCCGCTCTACACCTCCACGCACGACGAGGCGAAGGGCTCGGCGCTCGATTTCGGCGTGACGAATGCCGACGGCTCCAATCGCGCACTGACGATGTCAGAGCACGCGTGGGTCGTCTCCCGCGGCGCCCTCCGCGGCATTCGCTGGACGGGGCAGAGCTTCCGCCCGACCCCCGAATCCTGGCACTTCAATGCCGGGTACCCCGTCACCCTGCCCGCCTCGTCGGGCGCGACCCCGTTCCCCGAGGAGGACGATTTGACCCCTGAGCAAGACCGAAAACTGACCTACGTCTTCGAGGTCCTCTCGGCCCCTGGGCCGGACAACGGCGCGATTCCCCTCGTGCAGCAGATCGGCGGAGCCTTCCGCGACGCCGCCGCGGGCATGACGCACGCGAAGGCCGCGGCCGACGGCGTCCAGTTCCTCCGCGAGGTCCTGACGCAGCCCGGCGAGGTGAACGGCGGGCGCTCGATCGTCGACAAGGTCGAGGGCATCGTCCAGGTAGTCGACCGGCTCCTCGGCATCGTCGCGGCGCCGATCATCCGGGACCCCGGCGCAAAGGCCACCGTCCCCGCCGACAACCTCTCGATCCCGAAGACGCAGGACGACGCCGACACCAACACGATCGCCCGGCGCATCGCCGCGAAGCTCGGCGTCCAGCTCTGACCCACGGGCCCGAGCCCGTATAAACCCCCCACTCAGCCCCGGCAGGTCCGGGGCTTTTGCGTTCCAGGAGGACGACAACAAATGACCGATTCGACCGACAAGCCGACCACCCCGCCGTGGGGCGACGACTTCGACGCGGAGCGCGCCTGGACCCTCGTCCAGAACCTCCGCGGTGACCTCGACAAGCTGAAGACCGAGCGCGACGAGGCCCGCCAGGAGCGGGATGACGCGAAGGTTGCCGGCGACTCGACCGAGGCCGCAGAGAAGCTCACCGCCGCCGAGGCTCGCGCGAAGACCGCGGAGACCTCCCTGTGGACCGAGCGCGCTATCCGGAAGCACTCGATCGACGAGGACCTCGTCGACTTCCTCACCGGCGACACCGAGGAGGAAATCCTCGCGAAGGCCGAGCGACTCGCCGGACGGTCCAAGCCCGCGGAGGAGAAGCCCTCCACCGACGGCGACCCGAAGGACGGCGACAAGCCCGCCGACGACAAGCCGGCAGGCGAGCAGGGACTCCCCGGCACGCCGAAGCCCTCTCTCACCCCCGGTCACGGCGGCGACACCCCCGCCCCCTTCGACCCCGCCGCGATCGCCGCCAAGGCCCGCGGCTAGACCCCCTCCTCTGAAAGGACCCGCCACAATGGCTAACGATTTCTACACCGCCGAGCAGGCCGCGAAGGTCGCCGTCGAGCTCGCCGTCCAGGACAGCTACCTCGGCGCGCTCGT